GGATACTAATTTCTTGAAGTCCAGCGGCTCTTATTCTCGCATCTATTTCTTGCGCTCGTTTTACAAATATTCCAGCAACTTCTTTTCCCTCTTCGTCTATAAATTGACCAAAATTAGAATCATACGCTTTTTTTATTTGGTCACGTAAAAGTTGACCAACAGCTATTCTGTCTGGGTTGTTAGTCAACGCCCCATTATCTATCATCTTTATGGCGTTGTTTATAAATTCATCTAGAGACTGTTGCGACTTATTAGCTTTTGTAGACAAATCTCTTTTGATTTCTTCTATCTGCCTTTGAGTCAATTTACCTGTTTGTGTTGCTTGTGCAAAATCTTCTAAACTTGCAGAGACATCTCCTTGGTCTTTTAACAATTTTTCTAATCGGCCTGTACCATATTTTATTAATTGTTTATCTCTTTCTGTTCTACCAAAAACTGTTTCAGCAGCGGCTTGAATTCTACCTGGTATAGCTCTACCTAATGCTCTTTGTGAAACTGCTGCGGCATCAAAAGTGGCTATTTGTTTAGATTCTTGCGCTTTTTTCACATCTTCAAAAGTTGCGGTTCTGCCTAAACGACGACTTAAATCAGCTACCTCATCTGGATCTGCTCCTTGCGCTATCGCCCTAGCAATATCAATATCTACTATAGGCGCTTTGCGACCTAACAAAGCAGATAAAGCTTTGCCACCAACTTCAAAAATACCTTGTGAAGCTCCACCAATAATCCCCTCCTGTAACAATTCCTTAGATATTTCACTAACGTCTTGCATTTGTGTAGCGTTAATAATCTCGAAAGCTTCTTCAGCTGCCTTACCACCAGCAGACCCTAAAGCTGTTGCCCCTATTCTGACTAATCTATCATTTTTCAATATAGGTTTGAGTTGTTTTATTGTTCTGCCATAAGGATTGAGTGCTGCAATTGCACCAATTATAGGGCCAACCGTTCCTGCAAAATCTGCAAAGTCAGCTATTGATATACCCTCTTCATCTACAATAATATTTTTATTCGATGGTTTTAGACCTAGTCTCCTTTGACCGTTAGGTGTAACAGCTAATCTACCGTTAGAGTCGTAAATAAAACCACTTGATCCCACGTATCTACTTAATACACGTTCTTTCTCTTCTTTTGTTTCGGCAGTATCTAATTGCGCTCTAAGTGCTAGGTCACTTATGCCTGTTTGGTAATCAAATTGACTTTCGTTATATATTTTGCCGCCAGCTTCTTTGGCTAAGTATTCCCTTACTTTTTTAACAGCTAGTTCCTCTTGTCCAGGCTCTCCTTCGACTTCAATGATTCTGCCATCTGGTACTTCAATTTCATATATCATTTTATTGTAAGTCTAATTCTTTTTTCTTGTGTATCCCCTTGACCTGAATCTGAAATAGACTTTCCTAAATCAAAAGGTGGTGTCGTATTATATTTTGCGTAAGGTTTCAAGCTCGCCTCGTAATTGGTCATACCAAGTTTGTATCTTGATTGCGCTCTTGCGTAGGCTTTGTCTAATTTATCCAAAACATTTTCTTTACTTGAATCCCATTCTATTTTACCAACTAAACTACCTGCGATTTGCCTGTCTAAGTTTGATATTGTTCGACCACTCTCTCCAGTAAGTTCTTTTATATTACCGTTAATAATATCGTTGATATAATTTTTAGCAGCTTCTCTAGTGCTAAGTTTTATGTCTGCTCCAAAGAATCTGCGAGCTTCATTGAAGTATTCTGTGAAAAGGGGACCAAACCCCGTAGCATCTCCTGTCTGTACTAATTTTTTAGCTTCAGTAATTGCTCTTAATACAGCATCAGAAGTTTCTACTTCAAATATGCTTTCTGATAAATCTTTTGCATATTTAGCTGAGTTGTCTTGAAATTTATTTAAGTTTTTGATTTCTTCTTTTGCTAAAAACTCTTGAAAATCTGTAGTATCTTTGGGCTTTTCGGCTTCTTTTTGTTCTATAGCGGTCAACGCCGACCCTTCAGCTATACCAGCACCTATTTGACCAGTCTCAACCATTTTTATACCAATATTTCTCATAAGATCTGAAAAGCTTTTGGTTTGAAATATATTATATTGTCTTTCTTCAGGTGTTGAATCTAGTGCAGCTTTCACTTCTAATTCACTACCCTCGTTGACTAAATCTTTGTCCTGTTCACCAGTCGATACAACTTCATAACCAGCGTCTCCTTGCTTCATCTCATCATCAATTTCACCTTGAGATTTTGTTTCTGTAGCCTCTAATTCTTTGATTTCTTCTTCTACATCCTCGGGTGTAGTTATAGAGCGAAAACCTGCAGTAGCTGCAGCAGTGCCACCTAAAAGAGCTGCTGGGCCTGTCTGTACGTCATATTGGTATGATCTTGGATCAAATTTAGGTAATGCTTGAAAACCTTTTTGACCCGCAACAGCGACGCCTGGTTTTTTTGTGACTTTTACAGGTGTGAATCCTTTTAATCTTCCAAATAAATTTCCAATACCTGATATGACTTTACCGCCTATTTTAGTCCCTGCTAACGGTAGAGCAGATATAGCTGTACCAGTTAAACCTATACCAGCTGCCAATTTATTACCTTGTTGTCTTTCGTATGCTTCGACAGGATCGCCTGTTGGAGATAAATTTATATCAACAAACTCTTGATCAATTATTTGTCCGTTGGATTTTTGTTTGATTGCAAAAAAATTACCATCCTTATTAACAATTTTGGTAGTAATCTCTATAGGATTTATTTGCGAGGGTGTTAAAACTTTTGAAACTACTATGTCTCCTTGTGAAAACATTTTTCTATCAAGTACGTTCAATTCTACACCTCTTTAAGTTCTGTAAACACTCTGACCTGTAGGCACATTACTGTACGGATTCATTGTTCCGTAAACATTCAAGAATGTTCCTATACCAGTTGCCAAAGGGTCTTGTGGCATACCATAAGTGGTTCTTACATCTGAGAAGCCAGATTGATATTGTGGTATAAATCCCTGAACGGATTGAGCTGCTGCTAAAGGCGCTGTCCTAGTTTGAACTGCTTGGTCAAACTGTCTTCCTAAACGTGTCTCGGCTAGATCCCTAGCTGTTTGTCCAAGTCCAGTCAATTCACTTCTTTGTCTTTGACCTAAATTAAATATATCAGTTCCAAGACCTGCATATTGACCACCAAATCTTGATAACCTATCTGCAAAACCCTCTCTAGCTCTTGCTTGTCTTCCAAATTCATCAATCGCAGATCGTTGAGCAGTTTCAAAGCCGCCTGATCTTATAGCAGCTAAAGCTTCTCCCAACCCTTTACCTAAAGCAGATTGCCTTTCTGCTGCACTTAACCTTGCTCTTGAACCAAAAGCCGATTCACCACCTCTTTCTATATCTCTAGCCCTTTGTTGCGCATCTCTTATTTCTGCGCTTTTAAAAATATCATCTATAGTTTGTTGAACTACCCTTTGCTCAAAAGGGTTATAAAATTGTTCCGTTAATCTTGGGTCAAATTGTAAATTGGCTGCACTTCTAGCAGCGTCTGTCCCCTCATCTAATAATTCTTGTTGTCTACTCAAAAAAGGCTGAAAAGACCCTATACCTTGAAGAGCTTGTAGTCTTGCTAATTGTTCAAAGGGATCAAGATCAGCTGTTTCTCTAAGTATTGCTGGTGCGCCAAATACTCTGTTAGCTGCTTGTGTTGCTTGTGCAATAAGTCCAGGCGTGTCAGGTGAACCAAAAAGCGCCTCTCTGACAAAAGGGTCGGATGTTCTTTCATCACGTACAAATCCAGTCGCTACAGGATTTATGGTTCTTGGATTTCTTGAAATCGCCATTAAATACTCTCAAAAATATTCATTAACTCGCGCATGTTTTCAACACCCTCTTCTCTTGAAGGTTTACCGCCTTTTACTAACTCAATACCTGATTTATTTTTTTTCATATTGAAGGCGCCAGCCCCTCTAGTAGCTTTAGCTGTCATAACAAATTCACCATCACTTAACATCGCTGGTATATCATCAGAAGTGCCTGTGCCTGGACCTATTGATTCGCCACCTTGGCGTAAATCTAGTTCAGCTACGCCACCTACTGCAAACGCTTGTCTTTGTCCCATATTAGCTATATCTAAAACAGCTGGTTTGGGTGTTAATCCAAATTGACCTCTATCGCCACCAGTGCCTAAATCAGAAGCGAGTTGGTATCTGCCAAGCGCATCCATACTAACTTGTGGTGTGACTGCAAGACCGCCTGCTCTATCTCTGGCTGCGTCGTAAGCTAGTTTGCCTAAGAATCCACCAAGACCAGCAGCCCCTAGACCGCCTCCAAGACCTCCAAGACCTCCAAATAGATTTGGACCTAATTTTTTTTCTGCACTTAATTCTTTAGCGTCACTTGATACACCATAAAAGTCTTTTAGTCCACTTCCGCCACCAAAACCGAGAGCATCTCCGAGTGTCTTGATGCCTTTTGGGGTTTGAAAGGTCATTTCTTTTATTTGTTGGTTTCTCTCATCTACCATTTGTTGCACAACTGATGGGTCCATAGTCTCCAACATTTGATCTATTTCAGCATCCGTATAGGGTTGTATACCACCTCCAAAAAAACCTGCAATACTTCTTCTTATTTTTGGTCCTATTGTCCCACCAAAAATACCTGTAGCACCTTTTATTGGATTGAAAAATTTTCCTATTTTTGCTGCGCCAGGTATGCTACTGACCAAACTTCCTATGCCGCCGCCCAGACCACCTAAGACTCCACCTAAAGCAGTGCCAACTCCAGGCACTAAAGCAGCTACAGGTGCTACTTTTCTAGCCACTTTTTTTATTGACTTGAAAGCTTTTTTAAAAAAACCAAACTCAGGTAATCCTGTAATCGGATTGATAGACATACCAGATCCGACGGTATATTCGTTCGGATCAAGACCAGCAGCTATCATCTCTTGGTTAATACGTGCTTGAGTAGCGGGTGATATAACAGGTGGTACGACACGTTCACCTAAAGCGACGTGTGCTAGAAACTGATCTTCGTCTCTACCTAAACTTGCTATTCCTGTTCCCGTTCTATCTATTCTATTCATTTGTCTTAATTTTACTGTTTTTACTCATTTTGTTAAACAAAATTCATTTGTAAGTAAGTTTTTTTATCCACCCAACTTGGCAGAGAAACTAACCAAAAAACTAATAAATAACGATCACCTGATTTTACAGGTAGTCCTCTGTGCATGTGAGTAAAACTTGGAAACATCAAAGCACTCCCTGTTGGCAACGGATCTACAATACCTCTGCCATGAAACTCTGTACCTCCACCTTCGTAATCTCCTGTATTTAAAGGTACAACTACGCTTATATCTGCACTTGAATCGTGATGCCAAGCCCCTTGTTTTTTATCTTTTATATTGTAATTAGCTATTTGTATGCCACCGTCCGTGACAATTCTACCCCAAAGACCCATAAATATTGGGTTGAGTATGTTTGTAACTACGTGCATCAGAGAAAAATACAAAGCAGGTATTTGTTCTTGTAAGACTATCTCTGGTATTTGTCTGAGAACGTCTTCATCAGTATTAGGTTCAAAATCAAAATGTTTTATTATGTTATCTAGCTCGTCTTTAAATATGTCGCAAAATGTTTCAGAAAATATAGGAGCTGTGTAAACATCTTTTATTGGCTCGTTAAGGATAGTGTGTAACGGTAATTCATCTAAGTTTTCTTGACCCTTAGATTTAAAGAAACAGGCTATATCTAGTTGAGAATCTTTTATTGCTTTAAAAGTTTGGTCTTCAATGAACCAGTCAGAAGGTTGTGTTAGAAGTAAATTTTTTACTTCATACAACTTATTTGTACTCTCCACAGCCTGCATATCAAATCTCTATACTTGTCGCTCCGTTATTTCTGACAGTTACAGAACCTAGTTCTGATTGCAGTTCAAAGCCTTTTGGATTCTTGGGCGTATGAAGCTGTATCCATTTATTTCCTGTATATACTTGCAGGACACCAATAGATGTATTCCATACTACATCACCTTGATTAAATTTTAAAGAACCTAATTCAGTGTCGTTAAATTGTGGTGTGCTATCTGGATCAAAAGTTCCTAAATTAAGTTCTAAAATTCTAGTTAATCGATTGAATGTTTCTTTAGTTACAGAACTTTCTACCTCTGTAGGTAAGCGTGTTTCTAAAAGTTTGCTCATCTTCTACCGTCTTGGTTGACGTCTAATCGTGTGTCTCCCAAACGCCATCCGATTGAAAGGTTGCCATTTCCACTTGCATCGTCGTTTGATTCAAACCTAACTACCGCTTGTCTACCTCTAGCTCGTAAATTAACTTTTTGAGTAGATGAAGTCACCTCAGATGTAGAATCAGTAGTAAGAGAATCGCCTGGGAAATTTCTTACTTTGGTAACAACATTTAAAGAACCAGCATTAGCATCTTGTAAAAACTTTATATCTGGTATCAAGGCTTGTATTTGCGTAAAACGATCGCCATCACCAAGATCAAAATCGGCTGATTCTACAAAAACATTAGTCATCGCACTACCATCGTTATCAAAACCTATCTCATGTTGATATATATATCCGCTATCTGCTGCTTGAGGAAAAGGCTCTACTCCTGAATCTAACCATACTGTTCTAGTTAATTGTCCGTAATACCAAATCTTTTGTTGTGTATTATAAATTACGTATCTGTCTATCTCTTCGCTTGAGGATGAAGGATAAAACCAACCCACTTCATTATGCTCGTTGTTAGTAAAAGCTTGTATCTTATACGCTTGGTTTTGATTTAAGTCGCTAAAAACGTAATTGTGAACGCTACAAGGTAATTCCTGTACCGTTCCGTTGTAAAGGTAAAAGTTTCCATAAGACATAAAGAAAACACCTGTGGCAGCAGTCACAGCTGCTTTTGGTCCTATCAAACCTGATCTTTCATTTATTAGATTAAGGCCAAAAGTTAAAGGAGAACCTATAAACTGCATAGAATAAACAGATGTATCTGTGAAAATAATTATTTCTTGTCGTGATTTTACAGCTCCTACAATTGTAGATCCTGATGATAGTCTTACCGAACCAGCGGTATTAGTTATTAAAGGCTCAAATTCAAGTTCATTTTCTTGGTCTGAAAAAGCAACTAACATTGGATCAACAGTTCCTGTCCTTGAACTACCAGATATAGGATCTGCACCTAAAACTATAAGATGTCTGTCAACTTCTGAAGTTAGAACTTGTAAACCTACTGTAGGAACCAAGTTAGCGCCAGAAACAGCAGATAATTCGACGGCTCTAGTGCTTACGCCGTTATTTTCTACCCATCTATATATACCACCTCCTCTAGCATTTATAATTAAATTTTCGCCAAAATTGTCATGTGTCCAAAGTCTAAGCTGGTTATTGCCTCCTAATGCGGTAGCTGAACCCCATCCTCCTGACCCCCAAGAATCTGCTCCCCAACCAGTCGATTGGACATAAACATCCAAACCTACGTTTATTTGATATGCTCCAACCACGGAACTACCGCCATTACCTCCACCTGTTGATGGGTCATCACTACTATTTGCAGTTACAGTTGCACCTGATGTGTTTTTTGCTTCTATTGTGTAAGAGTTAGCGTCTACTATAGTTGCAATTTGATATTCTTGATTAAGGACTGCGGAGTTTACATTCCCACCTAAACTAGATGCACCACTAAAAGTAACAAAATCATTTTGAGCTGCACCGTGACTTGAATCAGTCACAGTTATAGTAGAGCTGCCATTTGTAGCTGAAAAAGTTACATCTCCCGCAGAAGTCGTTAACCTTAAAGGTGTAACATCATAAAAGAGAAGACCTAACTTGATATAGTATTTGAGATTAGTTCCTATACCTAGATATTTACTACCACCTAAAGAAATCCAATTATGTAATGCCCTAGCAGTTCCCAAGTACGTAGATTCTGTTAATTTTTCCCAGCCTCCAAATTTTTCTACTCTGCCATCTCTAAACCTAATTAGATTACAATCAAACCAACCACCCTCATTACTGTAAGCTGTACCCTCTCTATTTATGCCTGGTCTAAATTGTACTTTTGAGTATGGCATTTATACATTTTCCCAATTTTTACCTTCAAAAAGTAAAGCCTCTGCTTCCCTTCTTCTTACCAATCCTTGCAAAACTTTACCACCCGCTTTGTTCCAGCGTTTTATTTGATAAGGTATATCATCATATTTTCCAGCATTTAAGCAAGCTAACATAGTGGAATCTTTTAAATTTGTTGGTCCTAAGTTATATACCCAACAAACTAAAGCGTCAAACTGACATTGTTCTAAAGGTACCTCTACAAAACTATTTATATATCCTTCATATTCAGGCATTTCTTCTTGCAACAAATGATCAGCTTCCTCGTTATTTATTTTATCTCCTTCTTTAACATCTTTAGTATGGCCATATCCTATAGTCCAAACGCCAGCTGGACAGAGATATGATTCAAGAGCGCATCCTTCAAACTTTTTTATTAGCGATAATCCTGCTTCAGATATATTCATATTAGCCCCATTTTTTAGTTTTTGTTCCGCCGTCATAATCGACAGCAAGGTTTTCCTTTTTAAGCAAATCTGCGATATTGCCTTTTTTACAAAAAACATCTGCCAATACTCTACCATATTTGTCAGTACCATAAGATTTTATTGTAAGTTCGCCAACTAGCCATTCTTTAAGTTTTTGTTTTGCGAGTAAACCCAGCTCTTTTTCTTTTGTTCTTTCTGGATATTTTTTGATGTTTATCCTAGACTCTGGAGTATCAATCTTTGCTATCCTTACTGATTTGTTGTGTAACTGCACTGAAAATCCTAGATCAATAGTCTCAAGCCTGATAGTGTCTCCATCAGTTACTGATCGTAAGGTGCATTTATAAACAAAAGCGTCTGGTGATTTATTCATTTGTAGGTTGTTTGGTAGTAACTTTTCTATAATAAACCACAACGTCTTTTAGTTCTGTTATGTACCTTTTTATTTCTTGCATGTTGTAAGCCATAACTTCGTAATCAGGTATTGTCATTGCTAAAAAAACCAGCTCCCCTTCTTGCTTTTCTATCCTAGCTAATTGTTCATCTTTATTTTCAGGCGTTACTGCTATCCATTCTGGCTGTTTAAGATCTATTTCTCTAGGCATAATAGGTTGGACTATTTTCCTTTCAATAGGCTTTGCTGAAACTTGTATTTGTTTAGTTGGGATTAGGCTGCAACTGCAAGCCATCATCGAGATCATCAACAGTGCCGCTAATTTTCTCGATGTCTTCCATGATATGTTTTGTACCATTGTTTATTTTTCTCTCCATTTCTGTAGGATCAGTCAAAATTTTAGCAGTTAGCTCATAATTTTGTATGAATTGTGTATATCTATTCAGCTCTCTTTGTGCCGCTTGGCTTTTTACAGTAAGGTCTTGTAGTTGTTGTGTCTGTAGCTCAAAGTCGGCTTGTATTGATTTTATTGCTTCCTCTTGTGTAGCTACTGCGCCTTCTAAAACAGCGTTGTTTGCTTGCAAAATTTGGTTTTGGCTGAAAAAATAATAACTAGCAGCTGCTAATACTATTATTATTCCTATTAATACTTGTTGCATAGTCCGCCACTACCTCAGTTAATATTAGTTTGCTAAAGGATTTTTATTACTATCTTCTAGTTTTTCCATGTCTACCTGCAGACGCTCAACACTAAGAGTTAAACCAGCTATACTAGCTTTCAAATCGCTATTGTCGGGTATGACCAAGCTATCTATAGATTTATTTATATACTCAACGGACGTTTCTATAGCGGCAAACCTTTCTTCAATTATCTTTTGAGCGTTTTCTGTGTCTCCTATACCGCCTATTTGTGCCTCGAGGTTCTCTAACCTGTTAACGTAAGTAGCCCCTGTATAACCGAAACCAGCTAGGGTTGCTACAATCGATGCCAAAGCTATAAGTTGTGCTAATTTTGATTCTAAAAAGTTCATAGGTTCACCTGTTCATCTATTATATTTTGCATTTTATTTATGCTTGTATTCGATAAATTGTAATATGCACCGCTGTTATCATCAATCTTTGCGTCAGAATAAATAACCTTACTTTCATACCACAAGTTTTGATCAGGTAAGCTAAAATCTTTGTATCTATCAAACCCAGGTACGTAACCCAAATACGCAACAAAAGCTGTTTGATCGGCATATTCACCAGATTCTTGTTGTTCTTGCTCCATCTCTTCTTGCTCTTGTTTTATGTTGTTAGCAATAATTTGATCTGCTATTTGGTCAGCCTCAGAAGATGTCATAACATTAGATGTAGCAGATAAAATTTGGCCTTGTATATCGTTAATCTGTACGTCAGACATAATAGAATCATCTAACGTAACCAAAGGGGTAATCGTAATAGAATTTCCACCTATAGTATCTGTACCATCACTCATCTGTAAAACAGTATTGTTTTGAACATTTGCTGACAATATTTGGTCTGATATTGACGGAGAGGACGAAGTGCTGATACCACCTGTTTGATTTACCTCTGTATTACCTGCATTGTTTTGTGTGGTATAGCTGTCTGTTGCGGTTCTCAAAGTTTGTGCTACTACCCTTAAAGCTCTAGATATACTGTTGCCTTTTGGATTTTCCTCAAAAGTTTCAACAATTTCTTCAATGAGTTCTTCATCTAATATTTCTTCAATTTGTTCTTCAATCTCTTCTTCTGCTAACAATTCTTCAATAACTTCTTCTTCGATAATCTCTTGTATTATTTCCTCTACTACTTCTTCTTCAAGTATCTCTTCAATATCTTCCAATATTTCATTTTGTGTAAAAACCTCAATTAATTCTTCTGCGTCAAATACATCTACAACATCAACATTACTCACGATAGATATGCTTTCAATAATTGGATCGTACGTATCCAACACGTTTATTATTGGTTCTATAAATAATTCATCTTCAGAAAAAAAATCAAAAGTCAAATCTTCAAAAGCTTCTACCTCGTTAAAATCTTCAAAAGGTTCTGTGTATAAAATTACTTCATCCTCTGTTATTTGATATGTTTCTGGTTCATCAAAACCGTTTTGTGTAACCATCACAGCAATTATTTCTGGTATATAACCCGAACAAGTTGGACTGTATTGTGGGTCTTGGTCACATTCAAAATCCCGTAAAGCTTGTTCATACCCAGAACACTCTGTTGAATATAAAGCATTTATATTGCACTGTTGAGTCAAATAAGCCGCTGCATAGCCTGGACAGCTAGAGTCGTTCAAAGGGTCACTACAATCAACACCGTTGCCACTGCCTGATCCATACAAACTACCACCGTTTTCTAGTAACGTGTTAGAAGAAGTCC